AGTGGGTCTTGTACTTGTAGGGTTTTGAGGCTACGAGGTCAGCGTAATACTTGATCTGCTGGCCGCTTGATGCGTGGAAGTCTATGACGTGGATTTCGTTCCTGATAACCTGGAACCACCAGATAGCCGTGTCGTCCCGATAGCCTATGTCCCACGCGGTATAGACCGGGACGGCGGAATCCAGATCCACGACTCCAATCCGCCCTTCCCTTTCAGCACTAACCAGCTCCCTACCGTAGAACGCGCCTTGGAGGGCTGCCGAGAAGTCGCACTCGAACTCCTGCGCGTACTGTTCTTCAGTAAGTTGCTTCTTTGCGGCTGAGAGTTCTTCTGCGTCGAGGATCTTGGATTCGCTTGCACGAAGTTCCAGCAGAAACCACTCATCCGGGTTCTGTCTAGCAAGCTCACGAATGGTCCAGAACTCGTTACGTCCCTTTGGAGTACCTCCGAATGAGGCCCAGCCTTTGCGGTCTGCGAGAGCGGGTCTGATGACGTTACCCCAGACTCCAGGGCGGAAGTCTCCGAACTCATCGAGGTCTGCACCATCGAGGTATATCCCGCGCAATGAATCCGCGTTATCGGCACCGAAGAGGGACACTTTGCGATCCCCCAGAAGGTGAACGCTCAGCTCGGACTCGTTCGGTCCACCGTCCCACAGGGGGCGGGAGTAATACTTGAGGTAGTCCCAAGCAACTCGTTTAGCTTGGTCGCGGAAGGGCGCAATATAGGCAAAACGAGGTCTGGGTAGCTGGCAGAGAACAGCTCCTCGGATGAGGTCGTTGATCTTAGCCACTGTCTTTCCTGCTCGTCTGTGAGCAACGAGGCAAGACCAGCGTCTTGTGCGCTCATGGAAAGGTTTGAAGGCAGGTCTTGGGACATAGGGGATGATTATTTCTCTTGAGCCCATTTGATTACGAACTCATGCGCGCCTTCTTCGCCGGCACCCTGCACTTGGGAGAGGTCAGGGACTACTTTCTTCAAAAGCCCCAACCCTGCAGATACTTGGGTCTTACTCATTTCAGCCTCACCAAATATATGTTTCTCAAGCCTTTCTGTTATTTGACCGGCGCGAATACGGGCACGAATGGCATTAGCCGTTGCGGGGCTTGTAGAGGCTCTATCGTGCATTCCCTTTTTGCCTGACATCAGTAGCAGGTCTGGGTAGCGCCGAAGGTGTAGCAGGTCTTCGGTCTTGTCTGCAGGAGGATCTGCTGTGCTGCTGCTCCGCGTTGGTAGGCTTGGGCTTCGAGATTCATCACGCATTGAGCGTGGTTGTCTGTACCGGGCCTGAAGCCGTAATCAGAGCATTGCTTTGCAAGCTGCTCTTGAGTGGCGCAACCGGACAAAAAAATAGCCACCAGGAAACAAGTGGCTGAAGATGCGGAGGAGCGCATAGTCGTAACCTGCCAGAGGATTTACAAATGTCAAATCATCGCAATAGCCCTCGCAGGTCAAAAGCAAAGGCTTGAGATAATTCCTAATTCAAAACCGCTAGTTCTTACCACGATCTTAAAGACCTTAAAGGCGTTGAGGTTTTATATATCCCTGTTGGTGGGCAAACCTAGCCCATCCCTACGGACTAGGTGCCTTCATACGCCTGTGGATAACCTGTGGATAAGTCATCCCTGCCGGAGCCGCGTAACCCGCGAGACGTTCGGTCCAGGGCTCTAGCTTCGCCACCCTGCCCTCTGCTAGACCGTTCCCACGGTAGAGGGTATCCCCAGATCCCGCCGTTGAGACCCCGACGATCTGGCGGCTGTCAATGAAAAAGCCCCTTAGGGGGCCGGTCGGTGGACAGGGAGGGAGTGCCCTGCAAGGCTTTTGGCCTTCCGACCTCCTAAGAGGCTGGACCCAATTATAACGCTATCCACCGAGACAGCAAGCACAACCGACCACGGAGTACCTAAGGTCTTGCTTGAGCCTGTAGCAAATCTCGCTGGACAGGAGTAGACGATTCGGAACGATGCCGTTGTTGTGTCGCAGGAACTCAGCGCGCTTTCCCGCAATCTCTACGGTTGTCCCGTTCGTAGTTTCAGTCACTCGGCGATTACTCCCGTGTCGAAGATTGATGCGCTCACTTCTTGCCGAACCCGTAAGAACGGCCTTCGCGTGCGGCTTTGGCGCGGTCCAGTGCTTCGCGCTTGGCGCGAGCGTCGGCACTCTTTTGTGTTCCGTAGCGGGACACGCCCATACCTGACAGGTGGGCATTGTTCATTGCCGCCTGTCTGCGCCTTCTCGCATTCGTTCTGGTTTGGCCCATGAGCGTTCCCCTTACCTACGCGGCGAAAGAATAACGGTCCAGCTTGTCGCGCAGAAGCTGGCCGAGGTTGCTGACACTCGGCCTCGTCAGGTGGTCAACGATGTCCTTGGCTTCCTTCAGGCCGATTCCGTATTGGGCGCGCACGAACTTGATGGCTTGGATCTTCAGGCCGGTATCGCGTGCCCCAATGTCTCGGATGAAGTCGCGGAGAGCCTGCGTCATATGGATGCGCTCGGTCCTGACAACATCGAACACCACTTCTTCACTCTCGATCCTGATGTTCATTTCGTCTCCTTCGTAGTGTTGGCACAACGGCGAATCCCCCGGCACCCAGAGGCCACCACAGCCCCCAGCGCGGCCCTATGCCCGCTGGACGTGAGTGCCGGGAGAATCACGCCTGCTTCCCCGCAGGAACCTTGCGCCAGCCTGGAGCGATGGCATCGAAGCGCCTGCGAAGGTATCCCGGAGCGCGGCTGAAGGCGGCACGCTTGTACGGCATCTTGAAATTAGCCGAGTCCGTGAAGCGTGGCTTTCTCACATCGCCCCCGCGCACAGGCTGATGATTGCAGCGGTCCACAGGGCCATGATGACGTAGCTCACAGCACCTTCCTTGCCGCCTCGATAGCAGCGAGCATGGGGGAGGGGATCGGCGGTGCGCCTGCAGCGTCGTAGGCGTGCAGGATGGCTCTAAGGGCAGGCTCAAGCTCGCGCCTTCCCTGCTCTCGCCCTATGGCTATATGCTGTGCAGCGGCCTGGTTCATCATGTTGGCCTGCTCGAAAAGATGTTGACCAAGGTTATCCATGAGCAATTCCTCCCCTGAAATATTCGCTGACTGCTTTGCCGTTAGGCAGGTTGATGGTCTTGGACTCGACCGGGTAGCCCCATTTCCTTGATAGTGAGTTCCTGCTCAGCCGCTCTTCGATCATTGTCGAATGCCTTCCTCTTCGCGTCTTCCTCGACCTTGGCTAGTTCCTGCTGGGCCTTGAACTTCATCTCACGGATGTCAAGGTCAGCAGACCTCTTGTTAATCCCGATTTCCTTGGTGGCGTTCTTCTGCTCAACCTCGGCTTTAGCCTTCTCCATGGCCTGCTCTTCCAGGACTTTGGGATCTGGTGGAGGCCCTTGCATTGCAGACTTCTTCAGTTGGTCGATAGCGGCGTCAAACTGACCTTCAATGCCCTTCCCTACCTTGAATCCCCTAACCCCGAACTTGAGCAATTCCATGAGTAGAGGACCAGCAGCGGGAGACATCTGAATCACCGGAGCGGCTTTCTCAATGAATGCACCCGTAGCGGTGATGAACTCGATCCGGTCTGCCTTCTCCTGTTGCTCGTCAAGCTGTACAAGCGTGTCTGCCGCGACCTCAATGCGGAAACTCCTCATCGGGTTCGGAGACTCTGCGGCTGGGTCTTGCACCCGTTGCTCGCCAATGAGCAAGACCATGGCAGGGCCTAGAGGCTGGGGCGGCTGGGGCATTTGCCCAGGCATGGGTTGTTGAGGCGGAAGGTAGACGTGGGCCTTATCTTCGTCCGAGAGCTGGTCTACCGCGCTAATAGCTGCAATGGTTTGGGGTGTGTACTTGGAGCAAATGACCTGTGCTTTAAGCTGAAGGCACTCGGTCGCAAACCTCGCTACTTCGTCCTGCATGGCCCTAAGTCTCAGGGAAGCGTACTGACCCTTGAGTTGTTGGGCGGTCGCTGTCTCTGAAGCGTTAGTCTGGCCCCGGATGATGTCGCTAATGCCGGTGATCTGGTAGACCTGATCCTGGACCTGCGCCATGCCATCGATAGCAACCTTGAGAGCATTGGCGATAGGCGTGAGGTCATAGACATCCACCTGCCCTTTAAGGCCGTTCTTCTCGGCGAACTGCGCCCAATTCTTGACTGGCAGAAGGGTTCCGTTCTCACCCTCGGTAAAGAGACGGGCTAGAGAAGCGTCAGCAGAGGCGTCATAGACCCCTTTGACCTGGAGCATGTGGGTGAGGCCGTCTATGCGGTCTGCGTAGATGTCCAGTTCCCTTGCTTGGTCCTGATAGAGCGAGAAGTCAGGGATAGGGACAAGGCTCTCATTCGTCAGGGTCGAGTAAAGAGGTCTTGGGCATGGGAAGAAGTCCTGAAGGCCTAACGGGTCGTCCCTCTCATCGAGGAAATCAGCCATGGCCCGACTGAACCAGTAAGCCTTGCCAGTGGATTTATCCCAAAGCTCCACGATCTTCGCTTGGTTCTTCGGTACTTCATTGCCTGAAGCGTACTGACCAGTTCTCTTCAGCTCTTCAGGGCTTGAGTCGTAGGGGATCTTCTTGGCTTTCTCTTCCCCAAACCGCTTAACGCAGGCGTCCTCGTCCATGTAGACGTTGCGCCAGACCTTCGTGACCTCTTCCCAGGTCCTTGCTACGTCATGGCCGTAATCACGCCAATGGACGTAATCAATGGGGGCGCACTCGTAGTCAATAGCTTCCTGGACTGGTGATTCGTCAGTGTCCTCGGTGACTTGAGACCCGTCATCCGGTGTCTCCTCGGTCTTGAAATGAGGTTCATAGCGTATCCAAGCCGTCCCACGACCTCCCAGGAAGCGGTCATAGACGCACTGACGCATCGTGCTTCGATAGTCCGAGTAGTGCGTAATCTCGAACTCAAGGCTTCGCTCCAGCATCATCGAGGCCACACGACCTACAGGGTCCTGGTCCTTGAACCTGCGGCTTACGTCAGGCTGTGGGAGCTTTGAGAAGGTCGCCGGAACTAGGGTCTGGACGTTCGACCACAGGATATTGAACCGTGCCTGCTGGGACTTGTTAGAAGGCCTGTCCTCATCCCTATAACGCTTAAGGATGCGGTTAGCCCTCTGCTCCCATCGGCTGAACTCGCGTTCATAGGATGAGATGCACCCAAGGTAATCACTCAGCTCCTTGGAGCGGCCTTCTACGCCTTTGGGCTTCTTAGCCACTAGTCAGCCGGGTTCCACAGGATCGTGCAGGCCGGGTTCTCGGCAATGATCTTGAACGTGATGCCCTTGGGGAAGTAGGCAGGAATGCGGTAGAAGGCATTGGCTGCGAATGTCCCTGTAGACACCACGTATTGACCTGTCACCGATCCAGCGGTCTGCGTCCAAAAGGTGATGATTTGGGCTGTTAGAGCGCCGGGGACATAGACACCCAGAAGAGCGCATGGATTGCCAGCTCCCAAGGTCGTCACCGCTGTAGCCGCTGCGGTCATGGCTACATAGGATTGCCCGTACTCTTGGCTGATTACATTTGCCATCAATATCTCCTGGTGTCTTGCCTTTGTACCTTCCAAAGGTCGTTGAGGGTTGCTCCGCCCGGCTGTGGGCCGACAACAAGAGTCCTTGGGGGGTCTAGCTTGACTTGAGGCTGTTCGTCCTTCCTCCACGCTACGGCGAGCATCCTGAAGGCGTCAGCAGCGTGTGAGGTCCAGTCATGTCTGGGCTTTTCACGGAAGGACTTCTTGTCCTCATCGTATTCGCGTTGGTACTGCCTGAGACATTCAAGTCCTTCATAGCACTTGGTCTCATCGAACCAGCATTGGCCTATGGCTACGCGGGCGGCTTGGATACCGTCCTGGACCTCAAGGTTAGGCACGATGTCGAGCGTCTTGAAGTCTAGGTGAAGCCCTAGCTGCTCGATGATGGACTTACCGCCGCTAGCAAGAGTCTTGGCTCTGGCGTCATGTGGAAGCCAGTGGGTCTTGTACTTGTAGGGTTTTGAGGCTACGAGGTCAGCGTAATACTTGATCTGCTGGCCGCTTGATGCGTGGAAGTCTATGACGTGGATTTCGTTCCTGATAACCTGGAACCACCA